GTGAAGCTGTAGCGAAGTGTTGGCTTATTAACTGTAATAATATTGTCAATATACACGACAGTGTTAAAGCAGGTAATGAGCGAATAATGTACAGAACTTTGACAGGGAGTATATACAGAGATCCAGGCAGTTATATAACTTATGATATAACTAGTTCGGGTCTGTGTGGAAGTCTTATAGTAGATTCACAACTGGGCATAATAGGTACTCACGTAGCGGGAGATGGTTCCACTAATACAGGAGTAGCTGTTATATTCGGAAATGAATTTAAGAGAAAATTAGTAGAAATACTAAGTGTAGATGATATGTTGTGCGACGTAGACATTTTGGATAATAAGAGAGAAAATTTTAGCGGATTGAGTGGTTCTAATAACAATAGATACCACAATATACCCGGTAAAACGAGTCTAGTAGAGTCCCCTTTGTCAGGCGTCTTTGAGAAAACTAAAAGACCAGCCAATTTAAGTGCATTCGGAGTAAACACTGTAAAGGAGATAGCGAAAAAATCATTTTCTCCTATACCAGTGATACCAACAGATGAACTTGAATTTGCAGAGAAAGTACTTAACACATGGATTGAACCGTTTGACGACATCACGGATGAAGAAGTAGTAAGTGGAGGCATAGGTTTGCCACCGCTTAATAAAGATTCAACCAACGGATACGGTTTGAGCCATGATAAAGCTGAGTATATAGATTTTGCGAATAAAAAATATACAGAGAAATTTAAGAACATTTTAGAAAGTTTCGAAGATAAGTGTAATAACGGAACTATAAGCATAGACGACGTTTTATTAGTAGAGACTTTAAAGGATGAACTTAGATTAGAAGAGAAGGTGAATAAGCCCCGATCATTTAGGGTTACTCCGTTAACATCTGTAGTGTCCTTTAAAAAGACTTTGGGTAATATGTTTAGGCATATAAACAAGACGAAATGGACAAATCAGATAATGATAGGAGTAAACCCCTATAAAGATTGGGGAAGAATTCGAGAAAAACTGGCTGAAAAGCAACTCATTTGGGATGGAGACATCGGACAATGGGATGGTAAACAGGCAGCACAGATGCAAGATTTAGTTACGAAGGTTATACTGAGTAAGTATAAAGGTAAG